TTCTTCAACCTTTTTACCAATATTGTATTTGGCAGATAAAATCCATTCTTTTTTTTCTTTAAATGGTAATACTTTTATCTGACTTAAAGGTGCTTTATCTTCAGCAGCCGTTGGTTTTACAATATCAATTAAGTTCCAATCTTGTAGTAAAATAGCAATTGTATTTCTTCTCTGAACATCATTAGCAACTAGTGTAGCCTTTTTGCCATCTAAAGCAAACAGTTCTTTAAAGTGTACTATGTAATACTTACCTTGTTTATGTAAAATATGACAAGATTGGTATAATGTTTTATCTTTTCTACTTGCAACACCAATTCTTGTAAGGGTTTCTCTAACTTTTAAAAAGTCGTCTGGTTGTTTAATGGTGACCTCTAACATATCTTCCGGTGACCATGAAATTTCTTCACTCATTTTCGTTTTCTCCCGCCTTTTGAAAGGCTTATTTTTATATCTTCAATTTGTTTATCCGTTAGTATGCTGAGAGCCTCTTTAGCTTTCTCATTACTATATCCATAATACTCTTTGACATACTCTAAATTTTTCAATTTGGCCTGTGATAACCACTTGCCACCAAATCGCTTTGTCTTACGAATACTATTTATATAAAAATCAAACTGTACCTTTTTGTCCAAGAAGTGATAACCATTCATTTCATTGGCTTGTGCGATACAATCATAGTGCATAGATAAACACTTGTTGATTATAAAAGGAGGGTATTTCTTTTCCCATGTTAGGTCCTCACTATCTAACAATGGTTTTTTCTCAAAGTTTATAGCATTGAGATAATCTTTTAATTCATACATAATATAATCCAATCAATTATTGGAGCGGGTGACAGGATTCGCACCTGCGACCTATTCGTTGGCAACGAATTGCTCTACTACTGAGCTACACCCGCTTATCATTATTTAAATTTACAACTGGCCATAATTTCAGTTAGACAAGCGACCATATTTATCTCTTGGTCGGCAACAAAGGCTGCCTTGTACTGATAACCAGCTATAATCAAAATTGCTTGAGGTACTGAATTTTTATCAAGTGCCTCGTACATAACATCATAGATACCACGAAATAAAGAAGCAGGTTCTTTGTCAATATTATTAACAACCCACTTTCTCATATCATTAAACTTTTTATCTTTTAATGTTTTAACAAGTTCTTTATTGTTCGCCTCTGATAGACTAAACAATATACCACTATCAATCTTACCTCTTACAGAATATCTTTGAAGTTCGTTTATAGTTCTACGAAAATCAGGATAATATTTCTGTATTAGTTCAGCTAAAACCTTTTTATCAAACTCAATGTTTTCATCTGTTAATAGATTAGACATTCTTTCCATAAAAGACTTAGCAGTTTTTACCTTTTGACCATTTTTGATAGTAAAATCAATAACGGTACATCTACTGTGTAAAGCAGGTATAATTTTATTCTTGTAATTACAAGTAAATATAAATCTACAATTATTGTAAAATGTTTCAATAAAATTACGCAAAGCAGGTTGAACACTATCAGCATTCATATAATCTGCCTCGTCTATAATTACTACTTTGTGATTAGATGTTTCGGTAAGTGATACAGTAGAAGCAAAGTTTTTAATCTTGTGCCTCAATGTATCTATTTGTCGGCCTTCGTCTGAACCATTAATGATGATATAATCAGCACCAAGTTCTTCACATAAGGCACGAGCAACAGTTGTTTTACCAGTACCGGCAGTACCAGATAACAACAGATTTGGTATTTCTTTTTGAGATAGAAACTGACTAAAAGTTTCTTTTATATCCTGTGATAGGATACAATCTTCAATCTTCTTTGGCCGATACTTTTCGACCCACAAATACTCTGACATAATATAAACTCCACTTTATTCATTATTTTTAGGTTTCACAATTTCATAAGATATATCATAGCCACCTTTTCTATCACTAAACCAATCGTCTTCTCTATCATAATCAAATTCTGCTAGAAAATCCATTAGTTTATCATCTTCTTCGTCTGTTGGTGGATTACCAATCTTTTCTGGTCCTCCCCAATCATCACCAAGATGTGATATAATTTCATTGAATCTTTGGACAGAACCAAAGGTTTCAATTGCAGCTTCTTCAGGTATGTCATATGTAAAATGACTATGTACTGAATGATACTCTATCTTTTTAAGTTTAATGTCTGGCATTAAAACTCACTATCTGGTTCTAATGCAATCCAGTATTGAACCTTTTTATTTCTGTTTACAAAGTGACTAATCTTTTGTGATGAAATCGCAACATCATAATCGTCTGTAATCATTTTAAAGTTCTCAACTTTGAAATAAGCCTTAAAAGTCTTATCAGTTTCGCCTACATCAATTGAGTATTCGTTTGATGATTTGTTTTTCTTATCAGTAGCAATCATGTGGATTTTACTACCGTTACCAACTACTGCAACATCAACTAGATTTAGTGTTGTAGCCGCCTTCATAAGTTTTGCAAAGCTTTCCTTTTTAAAAGTGAAAGATACAAAGTTATCTGGCATTGTAATTGATTTTGTTGGAGATACAATTACTGATTTGTCAGCAAAGAAATATTTAATATTTTGTTTAGATTTTTCTTCGTTGATTTGTACATTTGTACCACCATTGAATTTAAGTTGTGGACTATCAAACAATTCAATAGACCTCAAAAATTCAGGTAAGTCATAGATAGCAAACTCGCTACCAAACTCCTCGTTTACCTCAGCTTCTGCTAAGATATTCTTCATTGTAGATATTGTCTGTACTGTTTTTCCAGGTTTAACCAGAATATTCTGATTAATATTAGAAAAGTTTTTTAGTACATCAATAGTATCTGTTGAAAGATTCATAATATATTTCTCCTATTTTTAATTGGTCAAGTATTTCAACATACTCTCTGGTGATGATTCACCATATGGGTCACTAGTCAAATTATCACATTTTCCTGGCTCTTCAAACAATGCCTCAACGACACCATCATTTACAACCATAGAATATCTCCAAGACCTTTGACCAAACCCTTTGTCATCTTTACAGACAAGCATTCCCATTAACCTTGAAAATTCACCTGAGCCATCTGGAATCATTTTGCAATTTACAATATGTTCTTTTTCTGCCCAAGCATTCATTACAAAAGAATCATTAACTGACATACAATAGATTTCGTCAATGCCTCTTTCTTTGAATTCATTATATTTGTTTTCAAAACCTGGTAATTGTTTACTTGAACAAGTAGGTGTAAATGCACCAGGTAAACCAAAGACAATTACTCGTTTGCCTTTAAAAAAGTCATCACTTGTTTTAGTAACCCATTCGCCAAGTTCTCTTACTTTAAAACTTACATTAGGTACTTTATGTTTCATTATATATCCTTTTTAACTAATTTTGGAGCGGAATGATTGTACTGCCCAAACTTCTCCTGGTTGGAAACCAAGTGTTTTACTTTTAAACTAATTCCGCATTTGTTCATGTGTTACATTATATAGTAAATGGCCGAGAAAGTCAAGCCTCCTTCGGCCATTCATTTTATTTTTACAATAGTACCAATTCATCCATGTTGTGCGCTGTATAATTAAGATTTTCCACATCATTTAGACCATAGTTTCTAACTGAAACAAAATGGTCTATTTCTTTACCATTAAGTGTTTCTAGGTTTTCAGTAGGGTACCTTTCGTAAATATCACCATCATACTTTTGTTCGACTTGCATTTTGATAAACTTGTCAATCTTTCTAGGATTTTCTGTTACAATAACACCTTCATTGACACACTCATCCAGTATTTTATTAAAAGTAGTTATAAACAATCTTTCTCTACCTCTTAAATCAATTTCTGTTGAGTTTTTATGATATACATAAAAAGTTTGTGGTTTAGCATCAGCCACTTTATAGACAGTTCTACCTTTTTTATCAGTAGAAGCTATAAACTGACTTTTATCTGCCAGCATTTCTTTTACTGAATTAATAACCTTTTCCAAATAAATCTCTGGAGATTGTATTTGTTTTAACGGTATATTATAGTTTACATTCTCACTATTTGGTACAGTATTATCTGTTAACATGGATGTAAATAAAAATAAATCTCTATAAACTTCTTTTGATTCGATTTTATCAACTAGTTTTTGAGATAGATGTTTTGAAATCCATAAAAACATTCTGTCGAGTTGTGTTAACTGTTCTTTAATTTTTTCATCTTTTGCATTATACATTGCTGTCAAAGATGTTTCAGAACCTGGTTTACCATTTCTTAAATAATGTAAGTGTTCTGCGATAAATCTTATATCACCTTTTTTTTCTAAAGCATATTTTTCGCCAGAAAATACTTTACCACTTAACTTTTTATTTAAAGCCACAATACTAGGATGTGAGGATAGTCTATTAATATGATATGAAATAGGCGTCAATGTAACACTTCTTTTTTCATTCTCACTCCAAGGTTCACCCTCGTTAATAGCTATAAGTGATTGTACAACACTCACAATATTACCACCAACTGCAATGGAAAGTAATACTTGGTGTTCATCAACTTGTTTTTTAGTATCTGTATCCAAATCTTTATAGAACACATTACTTTTTTCATCACCATCAATATTTAAATTGATACCTAGTTTATTTGTCATAAAGCCTACAATTGCAAACTTTAATCTGTTTTGTCCGTCTAGTACAATATCAGTAGCACCTAGAGTTTTCTTTTCAACTAACCAATCTACCATTTCTTCCCATAAATTGGCAAGATTTGGTTGTTCATCTTTTTGTTGATTGATATTTGAAATTAGAAAATCAATATTACATACTAAAAATCCTTGAATAGCACCATTTGTGGA